AGCAACGGTCTTCTAAACCGTGGGTCACAGGTTCGAGTCCTGTCGAGAGCGCCAATAAACGGAGCGTAGCGCAGTCTGGTAGCGCATCTGGTTTGGGACCAGAGGGTCAGAGGTTCAAATCCTCTCGCTCCGACCAATGCTTCTATGACCCGACCTCTGCAAAGAAAGAGGAACAGGTTTACACTGGAGATGAGATTATTGGGATTGCACAGATGCATAAATCTAATGCAGTACCAGTTCGTGGTAAGAAACAAGCAACAGAGGTTGCTAACATGAGGAGAAATTAAGTGCGAGTTGAAGTTCGTAATAATAATATTGATGGGGCATTGCGTGTCCTAAAAAAGAAATTACAACAGGACGGTTTTTATACAGAGATGAGGGAGAGGGAGTATCACCGCACCAAAGGTGAAAAGAAGAGATTAGCAAAAGCGGCTGGTCGCCGTCGTTGGTTGAAATCTTTAGACAAACGTATGAATGAACATGGATACTGAAGAGAAAAAAATAGATTTGAAAGCACACGAAATACCAACTAAAACAGTAACACCATTACATACCACTGATTGGTATATCAAATGGGTTAGTTCAATTGTTTTGATTGTCGGTATGGTTCTTGCTGCTAATAATCTATATCCTTGGAATGTTCTTGTTCAAGCGTTAGGCATTGCAGGGTGGTTGGTCGTTTCAGTTATGTGGAATGATCGTGCGTTGATTGTAGTCAACGCAGTTGGAGTTGCCATTCTTATGAATGGTTTGGTTGCTTGGTTTCTAAAACAAGGATAAATAGACATATGGTAAAGAGAGTAAGATCGAAAACGGACAACTCTGGTTGGACTGATCCATCGAAAAGAAAGAAGGTTCGCAAGAAACGCAAACCTATGACAGAGGAGCAAAAACAAGCTGCAGCAGAACGTCTTGAAAAAGCGAGAGAGGCACGAGCTGCTAAAAATCCTAACTATGGTCAATCTGGTATTCATGAGACTTTGCGTAATCTACCAGATGACGCACCAATCAATCCAAAGAAAGTGAAGAAATGGATTAAGACACAAAGAGAGTTGGCTGCTGCTGAACGTAGAAATGAAAAGTCTAATGTCAAAGGTGCGACTGCTCGAAGGATATCTCATGAGGGATATATTCGCAATATGCAGAAGTATCTGCGAGATGGTGATTGGGTTGATTTGTTTTATGGAGAACATCAAGAAAAAAAGGTAACATACATATGCAGAGCACAATCATATTATTGGTCAGGACCAAAGAAAGGTGAACCAAAGTTTAATGTTGGAACTTACTATCCCCTTCTGGGATCAGTCTACACACAAGAAATGTACAACGTCGATAATGGAGTAGAAAATGCCGATGTGCAAAAGACCAAAAAGCGAAGGAAACGTAATAAAAGGACCGTGGAAGGCAAAGTCAAAAAGAGAGGTAGTGCTACCTGACGAGGATATTATTGAACTCCAAGAGAACATCATGTTCTGTGATAATCTCACAGAGGCGGTTATGGTTCAAATGATACACTCTCTTGGGGAGAACGGTTTTGCTGTGAATGATGAACCATTTTTACGAGACATTGGTTTTATCATTGAAACAGTAAGAGGGACGTTATACAGAGAATTAGGTATAACACACCCCATGTCTAAGGTTATGGAAATTTTTACTAAGACACAAACCATAGACGATAAGGATGGTGAAACTGCTGGGTTTCATTTTAAAGTAGATGATGATAAGTTGAAAGATATATTGGAGAAGCTTGATAATGGCGAAGAAGAAGAACCAGAACCACCAAAGGTTTCATGAAGTTTTTAGTCCAACAATCATGGAATGTGGTGTTCCAAAAAGATTTATTGACCTTGTTAATAGTGTTGGTGATGAGGTTTTAAATGATGAGAAAAAAAGTGTCCAATATGATTGGTCACACAAACTTGTCGGCAAGGTTAGTAAAGAGGTACAGATACCAGTTCGCACTCAAGACGATAGAGACTTACTTTTTAAAGTGATGCGCGAAGCCTGTGTTGAATATCTCAACTACATAATCAAAAAGAACAGAGCATATTACTGGTATAAGATTGCAGGCAAAGACACAAAACCCACAGTGGATAATATTCATTTAACACATAGTTGGATTGTTAGTCAGTATGCGGGAGAGTATAATCCATATCACCACCACAGTGGAGATTTGTCAGCAGTCTTATATTTGAAGTTGCCACCTAACATGGAAGATGAGTGGCGAACAGAAATGACAGACCACTACCCAACAAACGGATTTATTGAGTTCATGTTTGGTGAGAACCAAGATATGAGAAGCGACACGTTTAAGTTTAAACCAGAGGTTGGTAAGATGTTGATGTTTCCGTCTTACCTCAAACATTTTGTATATCCTTTCTATAGTGAGGGTGAACGTAGGAGTATGAGTTTCAACGCTCATTTTAAGGTGTAGTATGATTTTAGTTGATATGAACCAGATTAGTCTGGCCAGTGTGATGATGCATTTGAACATAACAAAACGGGATAGTGTAGAACCAGATATGGTCCGACACATGATACTCAACTCGCTTCGCATGTATCGTCAGTCATTTTTCGAGGAGTATGGTGAACTTGTTATATGTTATGACTCGAAACACTACTGGAGACGAGACTATTATCCAGAGTACAAGGCGAGTAGAAAGAAAACCAGAGACTCGTCTGGTCATGATTGGGATGATATTTTTGAGTTTCTTAACATGATGAAACAGGAAATCAAAGATAATTTTCCGTATAAAGTTCTAGAGGTCTATGGTGCAGAGGCAGATGATATCATTGCCACGTTGTGTCATGAGTTAGAGTTTGATAATGGAAAGACATTGATCCTGTCTGGTGATAAGGACTTTGTGCAGTTGCAAAAATACAGGAATGTTACTCAATACAGCCCTATCACTAAAAAGTTTGTTAATGGTATTGATCCTCACCAATATCTGTATGAGCATATTTTACGAGGCGACACAGGTGATGGTGTTCCAAATGTTCTATCTCCTGACAATACCTTTGTTGATGGTTTACGTCAAAAACCATTAAGTAAAAAGAAGGTTGAAGAGTGGGCGGGTCCAATGTGTGAGCAGATGTTGCCCAATGATGAGGTGAGGAGAAACTATCAGAGAAATGAGAAATTAATCGACTTGACTGAATCACCCGAAGAATTATTTTTGGAGTGTATAAAAGCATATAACGATGCTCCAGAAGGTGATCGTAGTAAACTACTAAATTACTTTATAAAGAACCGACTCCAAGAGTTGATGAATAGCATAGGAGATTTTTGATATGCCATATACACCACTGATGTCCGAGGTTTTGGACAAGGTTGCAAAAGCAAAAACAAAAAAACAGAAGGTTGAACTATTACGACAACACAACACAGATGCGTTGAGAATGGTTCTCAAATCATCGTTTGATCCCAGAATAGAATGGGACTTACCAGAGGGTGACGTTCCATTTCAACCAAATGAGGCACCCGAAGGGACTGAACACAACATGTTGGTTCATGAGGCAAGAACTCTTTTTCACTTTATCAAGGGTGGTAATCCTGGCCTATCAAAGAACCGCAGAGAAAACATGTTTATTCAGATGTTGGAAGGATTGCATCATTCTGAAGCAGATATAATTGTCTCTGCAAAGGATAAAGCTCTACACCGTAAATATAAAGGTTTGTCTTCAAACGTGGTCAGAGAAGCGTTTGGTTGGACAGAGGACTACATGCAGCCAGAACCCACTGAGATTCTAGAGGGTCATGAGGCAAAATTCTAAACTTTTTTTCAATATCCTTATAAATCAATGACTTAGGTGTTAAAATTTTCCTTGACAATATCCTCTCAATATGTAATAATGTATATAGTGATGATGAACAAGAGGTTCAGATGATTGGTATTGAAGTTACAGGTGGTCGCAAAAAAGACCGTGAACTGGCAGATGAGATTATCTGGTGGTGCATGGATATGTTGATGCCTCGTCACCGTACCTTAGATGTCACTGTCGAGTTCACTAAGACTTTTGAGGATGGTGCTCAGGGGTTCTGTTATCAGGGTGACGATGACCGTGACTTCACGATTGAGATTGACCATCGTTTGAGCCGGACTGTTTCTAAAGAAGAATTTATTGAGTGCATCATTCATGAGATGGTTCATGTTTGGCAAGGTGCCACTGGTCGCATGAAAGATAAATTTCGTGGTGGTTACAAAC